GTTTTCGACGGATCAACAACTATATGGGGAAGCACCTTAAGGTTGGTAACGGTGTCAGTCCGCGCCCTAACTCCAATAGCAGTAGCTTCGCTTCCGAGAGCCGGAAGCTCGAGGTAGGGTACAAACTGATACACCATTTGACCGAAAGACTGCGCAGTTCCCTGCACGACCACGCGGATTTTAATATCCGCGGTGAAGTACATGAAATTGCGCAATTTGGCCGACATTGCAGCGGGACACGCCGCCAAGTAAAAGTCGATCAAATCGGAAGTGATCACCGTGTCAGCTGCGGTGGCAGCTAACCATTGTACGTGATTGATAAGAACTGGATGTTCGAGATATTTCTCGAACTTAGAGTCGATACCAACGTCATACATCTCTCCCCCGTAATTTTGAACGACATCAGCGTCGTCAAGAACACGGGCGGTTTCACCGAGTTGCGAAATATTATTCGCAGTATTTTGATTATTGTTTAATGAAGCCGGACAATGAAATTGCTGTAGAGTCGTCCGAAACTCTAAGCAAAAGGAGTCGGTACAACAAACTCCTCGCGTCATCACTTTTCTTCGTACCAAAGTAAAGGTGGCAAAGGAGATGTAGCATTTACTTCTCAACTTTTCGTCTTGCCAAGGACTAAATACTAAGAGAAGATTCGTTCGCCGCTTTCGCGTAAAGGGAAATCCACTTGGATTTTTAACCTGGAGCAGTCAGGCATCGAAAGTTGTGAAAGTACCGTCGTCAAACTCAGCCAATAATTGGTCAAAATCTAATTCGGTAATTCCACGACCCATGGATGCGAATTGCTCTTTTATGAATGTCTTATTTTCTTCGAACTTTTCCCTTCCGTATAAGAAAAACTCTCTCTGGGCGTTCATCGCAACGTGTTGCAATCTTTCCAGGGAGGTCTCTCCAGGTTGGAGTTGCTCGAAGCAAAACGCTCTCCAAATAGAGTCTTCTTCGAGAGGGGCGAACATGCGTCCACCCTCTCCCGGCACGAAACGTCGTTTGACAAAAGTAATTTTATCAATAGTCGTCCATTTTTCGACAACTTCTCCCTTGTTGGCAGGAGTTGCCTTATAACCCCACTTCTCGTAAAGCTCGAAAACGCTCTTAGCATTGAATTTTTCTTTCACTGCGTCGCTCACGTTTACAGCATTATCGTCTCCGACAGTGGCTTCATGAACATGGTTACTAAATTCCTCCAACGGAATCTCCGGAACCAGTTTCTTAAAAGCCATTCTGAGCAAAATGGAGTTAACAACGGAATTTATAACCAAAGTGAGAATTACCCCACTCGGCATTCCTTTGAATTTAATAAAATGGTCGTTGAGATAATTTGATATTTGAACGGTAAGGGCAAGAACTACGAAGTATACGACATCTAAGTGCATATCATAGCCTAAACGCTGCGCTGCATCTCGGAAAAATTCCGCGACAAGCCAGAGCATTTGTAGGCCGTGAGACATATCATACGTTTTAAAATCGATATCAAAAACCGCATCGCCTAAGGCAGTAAGCCATTCGTGAAGCGATTTCCATTGTCTAGAACCTGCATTCAAGCCTCCCATACATCTCGAGGCAAAACGGTTACCTATAAGATAAGACACAACGGGCATAGTAAACATGCGTAAAACGATGTTGTATATAAAATCCACAACAGCGAATAAACGTAGTTTAAACTCGTTGACCTTTTCTTCAGGTCTAATTTCGTCTTTAACCGTAAACGATACGTGGATTCCTTCTACTATTCCGTTCGAAAGATCCTCCATGCGTTTCTGTATGAGTTCAAGAACTTTTGGATTAAACTCCAAAATTTCCATCTGCTCATCCAGAACGCGAAAAAGATCTTTCTTAGTCTTAAAACCGAGCTTTTTAAGCACCGGTCCCACAGAAGTGTTAAAAGGAATTCTTTCAACGTTAATCTTGGGTTGTCCGAAGATTGCCTCTCTCAAAGTGAGGGGATTGACCTTAGAATCATGGACGTCCCGAAATAAATCGTTGAGATAGGCTTTCATAGCCTCTTTCTTTTCCGAATATGATGAAGAATCGGTCATGTTTAGATTTCCGAATTGATGCATAACGGCAGACTTCCAGATTGGAACGTCGCCTTCTATAAGCCCCCTAACTTTTCTTGGGGGGCTATATTTCAATTTCAACTTCATGCTGAATTTTTCATACATATCGGTCTGTCTAAACTTGCTCACAAAGCTACGATTTCCTCTCTCCGAACTTCCCACCACAAAAATATGTGGACTTGGGACGTTACGGATCTCGGATCTCATTTCTAACTCCGAGCATTCCTCTAATTTACATTTCGTCATAACGACCATAGGTAATTCAAAGAATCGCAGAGCCTCATCGATATGGGAGCAAGTTATTGGTGTTACTTGCGCTCGTCCTAGACTACTCCAGGCCGACACAACATTAGCAGAAATCCCGCCAAGGACAACAGAATTGGGTCCTTCACTAACAAGAAGACCACCGCATTCACCAGGAACGCAGTGGACATTGCAAGAAAAGGACTTGTACATCTCGTTGCTCTCGGGATTTCGAAAGCTATTGGGTTGAAACTCAACCGGTTGTGCGCCTTCATCCCTGACCAGAACCCCTTTACCAGAGACAAAAGAAATATTCTTTTGCAAGTACTTGTAAAGGTTGGGTGCTAGCGGGTTGAAAAAGTTACGCACAAATACAAATTCCGTATCATTCGGGAAATAAACGTCTTCATGTTTGAAGACGGACTGCTTCCCGCCAATGACGAGTTCAAAATCCCAAAATCTTCCTCCTCTTACAACATAATGTTTGTTGAGGGCGACGATCTGGGGTCCTAAAATCACGGTTTTGCATTTCAACTTTTTGTTGGTTTCAACGTCAATCAGTTCACAATCAACCACAGCCGAATTGGCTTTCGGGATCAAATCGTTTTGAGAGACGTTGAGGGTGTTGGGAACCAACTTATAAAGGATTCCTTCACGCTGGGCCCAGGATCTCGGAGCAACGCTCGGAAGCTGTTGCTCGCTCTCAACGACATAGGTATTCATAGATGAATCAGTCACGTTAGTAGAAAGGATTCCACCAGTGAGATCGACATCTTCACGTCTAGTCGTATACCAGAGCATCCCAAGGGCCCCTCCAGCCAGGAAGAGCTTTATGGCTAATTTGTTTCTTTCGAAATAATTTTCCGTCTCCTTGGTAACGCTTTGTATTCGCGCAAGCCAAGCGTTTACGCGTTTTGCCGTCTTAACGGCCCTTTCAACGTTCTCAAGGCGAGCGCCGGTCGATTCGAAATCAACTCGATTGAGTCGCATGCCCGCATAGGCAACGACAACTACAATCAAAGCCAAAAACAAAATTCCGGTAGCGTTCCAAGTAACCACAGCCCCCACGGTGAAAAAGAAACCGTAGAGAATGTGACCGCCATTTGAAAACATCCTATTCGCTTCCAAACGTATTGAACGCAATATCCAGTATGAATACGACGCACAACAGTCAGATGTGATTGTCTTTGTAAAGAAATTGACTAATAAGCAGCCAAAATTGAAAAGAGCATGTAAATAAATACGCTCGATCAAATTCAGCTTCTCATAGGTCAATTCTCTATGTAATACTAGAGCCGGGATACGTTTCCCGTAATCACCAGTTTTCAAGGCGTAATATAAAAACTCCGCAACAGCTATAAATGCCGAAACGTAAGTAGGAATATATTCTCGGATATTCTCCTCGACAAAGGGCGAAATCAAAACGTGAGGGATGAAAAATCCATAACCTAAATTTAGGAAAGGGTAATCTTCAAGAGCCTCGTTAACGATTCCTACCCAATAGCCACTAAAGAGTCTTCTGCGACTCTCCACACAAAAAGTGCGGAAAGCCACAGCAGCCCAAGAGGCAGTAGTGTTGATATCGTCGAATGGGTTTTGAGACAATTTTCCGTAAGAACAACTATCGAAAATCGAAACAATTTCTCCACTCTTGCTAACATGCATTGCTTTCGCAAGCCCGCAAGAACAAATCTCTCGCTTCTTACCGAAAAGTTTTTCGTAATGAGCGACAGATTCGTCATATTGCGCAGCTTTACGCTCAAGATCATGCAAAAATGAAATCCTATCGCCAAATCGTAAAGTATCGGCTTCGGTTTCAAGCGAGAAGACTTTAAACTTCGATTTGGGCGTCAAAACAGTATAGATCACATCGTTAATGTCACGATGCTTCCAAGCGGTTCCAGCTCTCACACTGGGACCCCAATTCATACTGTAAACTGCAGCATTTTCGAAACGTCTGAGAAGTTTGTCCGTATCATCTACCATAGCAAAGGAATGGGTGTTTGATGTTATCACGACAACTCTCAAACGATTCAACGCAACTCCCTTGTCCTCGACAGCTGCTCCTCGCAAATAAAATACATTGGTATCTATCATTTGCTGAAGCATCAAGTCCAGGGGGATCTTATCTTGGAGGGGAAAATTCGTATAATCTGTCGGAATGTCGTTAATAACTATTCCGTATGCATCCTTATTCAAACCAGCGCTAGCCGGAAATTTATCATGCATATTCACATTGATTATTCCTCCTTCGAAAGTCTTAATCCCATTTCTATGGGCAAACCAGTTTATCAACTCATTAGAATAAGTGGTCTTCCCTGTTCCGGGTTGACCAACCAAAAAGATCAGAAAGGGTGGTACCCTATCCTGATGCTTATCCAAAGTTGATAATAAGGTCTTCTTGTAATCTCTCAGACTAGAAAGAGTACGAGAAGTTTCGGGATTAGGGCTTTCGCATTGCAACTTATATATAAGTTCTTTGCAATGTTCAATCCGTCCCCGAATCTCTTCGTCATTGTAATTCGCACTGACACCCCTAACTAGGGAGTCAGCTTCATCCAAAAGTTCAAGAATTCGCGGAGGTCGGAAAAATTTTCCAACATCGCCAGATTCCCAAACGGATTTAATTCCGCGGATGATCTCCTTAACTGCACTAACGACTCCAAAAACAGTCGAGCCGTCGGCGAAATTCTGCCAAGCGATATACTCTCCTAGCCTCTCGGCGAGGGAAGCGCATCCGAAAAATTTTATAGATCCCAAAAACATTGCCAAGCCTGTGACGGCTTTCATTGTAGGTGAAATGGCAACATGTTTGGGAAAGATTTTAAGGAATTCATAGGATTCTTTCGAATCCAAGCTTCCAGTCATAGTAGTCTTAACATCGCTATGGAGCAAGTCCACAAAAGCGTTGAAGATTTTGAGTATTTCTTGGTTATTTCTTTCAATGTCAAACCAAGAATACCAAATATCATACGACTGTCCTAAAACAAGAAAGAAACCCGTGGCATCACGCTGATTAATACAGCGCCAAGCCGAGGCGATAGTACAGATCAAGCGAATAAATTCACTCAATCCTTCATCTTCGTCATGGTTGGCACACCACTTTGAAGAAATATCAAAATTCTTAAAGACATCGAAACAAAAACGATCAGAAAGATCATCAACCGTTAAGATACCTTGTAGAAAAAGATTCCTCCATCGTGATGGTTCCGCGCATACGCGCGAAATGAAAGCTTTCAAAACATGATGGTTACATCGAATCGGGAAGTTCCATAGGCTATTGCCTACTTTAACTTTCCCGAACAACTTTATCTCTAAAACTTCTCCGCAGAACAGTCTGCGGAGAACATAATTATTGTAGGTAGGGTTGTTTTCGAACACTTCCACATCGTCTTTCTCATAAGACGATTTGAAAGTTGGTAAAGCATTAAGTTTTGTATTTTTGATGCGCGTTTTCAACCCGCGCAAGTTCATTTCGTCGAAAATCGGGTTCCCCGTCATCTCAGTGACGAGCAACTCTCTTTCTTCGGTGAATGAGTAAGTTTGTAAAAATTCCTCAAAGACACATTCAACTTCTCTTTTACGAACCAAAGATTCAAAGAAGTTGGAGGTGAACTTAGAGGAAACAAAAGGAACTCCGCAGCGATAGCTGCAGGGAAGAGTGATGTCCAAACGCCCAAAAATAAAGGCGTCAAGATAACACATGACATGTTCTTCCGAATTTTCTCCGTCGAGATTAACGAAAGAGAAATTATCATCATAGAAAACAAGAAGATGGTAAAAACTTGAATAATATGATTCGAACACCGTAAATCTATCTTCAGGAGGAGCAACTCCCGAAAGAAAAGAAACGGTCCAAATCGCATCCTTCAAATTAAGGTCGACATAAAATTGCTTTTTATTGACCATAGTCTGAGAAAGAAGATTGTAAAAACCTTCTGTATAGAAGGTCATTGTATTGATATTTTTATTTTTGATCTTCAAAATAGAAGAAGGTGTAATGTTATCGTGATAGGTGGTTTCCTTAATGGCTCCTTCGCATAATTCCGTAAGTTGGGGGCTCGCTGAGCTTCGCACTTTGTAAATTGTGTAAGGTTTGAAAAATTTTAAAGGAAACTGTTAAATTAAGTAACGTCGCAATGCGTTGTAATCAACGGAGCCAGAAGCAAATTTGTTATGCAATTATCTGATCCTCAACAACATCGAAACGTCGTTATGCGTCCAGCATTACCGGATGACTGGCACCGGCCTTTCTTGATTCATTACGGAACACCTCTTCAACGAGATTGAAGAAATTTTCGGGGCCGCCCCCTTTAAGAGCGGCTAGGATGATGTCGCGTGCCCACTTCAAAACACGCGAAATTTTGCTAACTTAAAGTTACGTGGTATCATAATCATCCTTTTTAAAGGGTAACTTGCGAAAATTCGACAAAGTCGAAATCAAGTCGCCAATGTTCTAGTTATTTCGTTGAGCGAACAGTTCACTTCAAGTCGAAAAACGTAAAGCTTAGTCACAGAATCCACCAGCAAATTGTAAATGGTGATCGGTTTTAATCGAACTGTGATATGATAATCCTTAAAAGGAAAATTGAAAGACGTAAAAGTCGCCCTGGAAAGATTAAAGAGTTTCCAGGTAACTCTAGGCATAAAAGCCAAGCGTTTAAAACGCTATATTGATCATAAAAGATGAGCGCATAAAAGCGCGATGAAAACAGAGACATAAAGTCCAGAGAACCCTCGTGGGTTCTTAAAACAAGCCCCGTCAGGGCCGAGAATAGAGTGCTATTAGCTCTTTTCAAAA